CTCCCCTTCCCAGGGGCGGCACAACGGGCACTCCAGCGGCGCGTCGGAGACGATGACGAGGGTCTGGCCGAGCGCCTGTAGCTGTTCCACGTGCCCGGTGATCGCGGCGCGGGCGGTGACGGAGCGGGCGGCCATCTCGCCGTACGACGCCATGTTCCAGCGGCGGCCGGCCACGTCCGTGAACGAGGTGACGCCGCGGGCTGCGAACTGGTCGAGGGCCCGCCCGGCCGCCTGCCTGCGCGTGAGCGCGCCGAGCAGCACGGACCCGGACACGCGGGCGACCACGGACCGGTAGATGTCCAGGGGCTCGCGGAGGATGCGGCCCCATGTCGGGCCCTGCTCGTGCACGGCGGCGCGGGCGAGGCGGTCGACGGCGGACGCCCCGGGAAGGTGCCGGGCAACGTAGTGCCGGTGTCCCTCGGCAAGCGCGCCCAGCTCGGCCACAGCGGCCTGGCCGCCGCGCCGGTACGCCTCCTCGACCGCGCTGCTGATCGCGCCCGTGGCGTCGCGTTGAAGCGCCCGCGTGACGTCCTCCAGGGCGCGCCTGAGATCGCCGATGGCCATGAGCTTGGCCTCGGCCCACCGGGGGCTGTCGATACCCTCGGCGAGTGCCTGCGACACGAGGCCGAAGAGCGCGTCCTCGGCGTCCTCGTAGATGCGGCTGATGGCGCGGGCGAGGTCGACAGTGTCGGCCGGGGAGACGGGCACGGTGGGCCTCCGCTCAGGCGGCGGGCGGCAGCAGGTCGTGCCCGCCTTCGCCGACGTGCGCGGGGTCCGCGAGCGGGCCCATGTCGCGGTCGGAGTGGATGCGCTCCACCTCGGCGGCCACCTGCTCCGTGTCGAACTCGGGGTTCAGGTACTCGACCTTGAGCTGCGTGGAGATCGCCCCCGCGGCCTCCAAGGCCTGGAGCGCCTGCCCCTTCTCGAGCACGGACTCGGTGATGCCGTCGGGGAACTCCACGGACGGCGCCTCGCTGATGTCGAGGCCGGGCACGCGGAACTGCGCGGCGGACACGGCGAGCCAGGCTTGCAGGATGTGCCGCATGGCGGGCTGCCAGTACAACGCCTTGCGCGCCCGCGTCGTCAGGGAGCGCGTCTGACGCGCCTTGACCTCGGTCGCGGTGACCGCGTTGCCGTCGCCATCGAGCCCGAAGGTGGCCCCGGCGTACCCGGCTTGGCGGACGGCGATCTCCATCAGCTCCCGGGCGGTGTCGCGGTGCTCGGCGACGCGGATCTCGAACTGGACGATGTCCAGCTTGTTCGAGTCGCCGGGGCGGGCGAGCATGTTCAGCGGCGTGAAGATCGCACGCTCGGCGTCGTAGCTGACGCCCTGCCCGGGCCCGTTGGAGTCGAGCATGGACGCGGGGACGATGATGCGGCCCTTGCCGAACCGGATGTCGCGCATCCACGAGCTGTAGACCTCGTCGAGGGCGTCGAAGATCGGCTCCACGCCCGCGAAGTCGGACTGCCCGAGGCCCGCGGCGGCCGGACGGTTGCGCCACGCGCGCGCCGGGCGGACGTTGGGGATGTAGGCGGCGGTGAGCAGGTCGGTGCCGGTGAGCACGTCGTCCGCGAGGCTGCGGGTCTCGTCACGCGCCGTAAGCGGGAGCTGTTTGCCGAGCTGTGTTGGGGTGCCGGCGTAGAGGCCGTGGTAGATGTGGCCGGGCTCGTGCCGCTCCAGGTGCCGGGTGACGGTCTTGCCGTCGCGCTCCAGTACCGTCCAGAACGTCACCGCGCGCAGGCGCCCGTACGCGAACTCCGGCACGGCGCGGTCGGCCGCGACCATGTCCACCCACGGGCGGTCACTGACCGTCACGTCCCACACGATGCGGGGGTACACGCCGCCAAGGGCCGCGCAGATCTCGCCGCCCTCCAGCAGCGCCGGGTGCAGCCCGTCGTCCACGAGCGCGTCCAACGCTTCCTGCGTGGCCGTGGCACCCTCGGCCGCGATGAGCTTCGGCGGCTCGGAGAACAGCAGCTCAGACGACGTGCGGGCGATGTCGGCGGCGAGCGGCACGTGCATGGACGTGCGCTTCTCGCCGACCGGGATGGGTGCGCCCCAGAACCAGCGGGCGAGGCGGCCCCAGATGCCGTCGCGCTGCTGCACCGGGCGCATCTCGGGCAGCTCCCGGACGCCGCGGTTGGCGTACCGGTCCATGAGCCGGTCAGGGTCGGCGGCGTACCAGGCGTCCCAGTCGGCGTAGGCGGTCTGGACGCAGATGTCGGTGGGCGGCCAGGGCTGGTCACTGCTGGGCAGCGGCATCCGGCACCCCCTCGGCAGCGGTGTTCTGCTGGAGGTCCACGGAGTCGGCGAGCAGTGAGATCGTCACGAGCGGTGCGCAGTTGACTTCGGCCGTGGCGGTGATGGCGCGGACGCCGTGCAGTGGCTTCCCGTCGATGTGGACGGTGCCGCGCCCGAACTGGTCGAGGCGCACAACGACGTTGGGGCGCATCGCGCACCTCCGGGGTGTCAGGCCGCTGCTGCGGCGAGGGGTACGTGCGGGCGCCACAGGGCCTCGGTGGTGCGCAGGGCGTAGCGCAAGGCGTCTGGGCCGTGGTCGGCCTGCTTGAGCGGCTTGTCCTCGCCCTTGTCGCTGGCCTTGGGGTCCCACGAGTAGCCGACCATCTCGCCGATCAGCCCGTCACAGGACGCGTGGATGCGGAGCCGGTCGTTGGCGAGCAGCGACGCGACGGTGCGGATGCCGTCCTGCACGGCGTTGTCGGCGGCGGACAGGTTCAGGCCGCCCGTGCGGTGCAGCTGCTCGATGAAGCTGGCCGCGCTCGGGTCGATGACGACCCACTCCGGGGCCACGCCGCGCGCCTGGAGCCACACCCGCAGCGCCCGGTCGTACTCGGCGTCCGTCATGCTGCGGTGCGCGGTGCGCGAGGCGTGGCGGTACTCGGAGGTGACGTACAGCCGGCCGTCCATGCCGAGGCCGAGGAGCAGCGCCACGAAGTCGTTGGTCGTGCCGTAGTCGATGCCGGCGGCGAGCCACCGGGCGATGGGCGGCACCTCGGTCACGACGTGCCGCGCCTCATCCCACATGTCGTAGACGGCGCCCTCGGCGACGACCCACGCGCCGTCGATCATGCGCCGCCGCCACAGGCCCACGTACTCCGCGTTGAGGGCGGCCACGTATGCGGCGGACAGCGAGGGGTTGTCGGCGAGGCGGAAGTGCCAGGCGCGCAGGTCCAGCTCGGCGGCGCGGTCGAGGTAGTTCAGCTTGAGCCAGTGCCGCGGGCTGTCCGGGTTTGTGGTGGCGAACAGCCGGGCGCCGGGCACGGACAGGCGAGCGAGGAGCTGCGTCCAGAACGCCTCTGGTACGAGCGTCGCCTCATCCAGGTAGACGAGCTGGACGGTGGCGCCTCGGATGCGGCCCTCAGCGAGCGCGTTGGGCGCGCCGATCAGGTGGACGGTCCGGCCGAGGATCGTGGCGGTGGTCGCGCCGCGGGTGTGGACGACGTGCCGGGCGAGCGGCCCGAACAGGGCGGCGTCCTGCAACGGTTCGATGACGTTGCGCTCGATCGTGTCGAGGCTGCGCCCGCAGATGAGGATGAGCCCGGACGGTCCGGCGCCCGCAATGGCGATGACGAACGCCAACAGGCTGGCGATGGTCTTCCCGGACCGCACGGCGCCGTGCCAGACGTTGATCCGCGCGGTGGCCTGCGCCACGGTGCGGAGCTGCTTCCGGGACATCGGCAGGGCGTCGAGGTTGAGCACCGCTCACCCCCCGGTGTCGTCGGCCTCCTCTGCGCTGAACGCGTCGGTGAGGGCGGCGCCGAGAGCGCCGAGCATGGAGCGGACCAGCGCCGGGTCATCGCCACCGTCAGGCGGGGCCAGCTTGATCGACTTGTCCACGGCAACCGCAGCAGCGCCCATCAGCGTCCGCTTGTCGGCGGCCGTGGGCTCCGGCTGTATGCGCTCGTCGTAGTCGTGCTCCTTGCCGCCCCAGTCGAAGTACAGGTGGGGCTGCCACATCTGCTCGCGCAGCCGCTCAGCGTCGCCCTGGAGGGCTTCGGCGAGGGCGAGGCGGCGGGCGGCCAGGGATGCGCGGCGGGAGGCGTTGTCGGCCTCACGGGCGCGCGTCGCCTGGACGGTCTGCGACCGGTCGAAGGCGGTCGTGTCGCCGGTGTCCTTGGCGAGTTTGGTGACGCTGCTGGGGCTTACGTCGTGTTTGCGGGCGATGGCGTTGCGGCTGAGCTTCCCGGCGCGGATGTCGGTGAGGATGGCGGCCCGAATGTCGGCGTCGAGTGGTCGCGGCACACGGGCTCACCTCCTCGGTGTTCAGACGCGCTCTGGCCAGTGCCAGGTGCCGCCGGCCTTGTCCTCGTCGTGCAGGACGCCGCGGTTGAAGAACTGGCCGGTGGGGTTGGCGACCATCAGGCCGACCGTCTCGCGGTACACACCGTCGCCCGCCGGGTTCTGCTCGTTCACCTCGGTCTGGCCGACTTCGGTGACGATGGCGGCGCGGCATTCGCTGCCGTACTCGCCGCCGGGGGTGCCGTAGCTGACGTAGTGGACGATGCGGCCCACGCTGGGCTGCTGCTGGGGCATGTCGGGCCTTCCGTGGGGTGGCGGCCCGTTGCCCGTCCCGGTGGCGGGGCCGCTCGTTTGTGCTCCTGCCGTGGCGCGTCTGTGCGCGGGGACGGGTCCGGGGCAGCACAAAGCCCCCGGCCGGTGGCTGGGGGCTGAGGCTGGGCGACGCGACCAGTTTCCGGGCATGCGTCGTGAAGGCCAGTAGATCACGGGTTGGTAACGGCGCGCAACTACCGGCGCGGAGGCGCCCACTGCTGCGGGGGCTGCTGGCCGTACGGCGGCGGCGGGTATGCCTGCGGCGGGTAGGGCTGCTGCTGGACGGGGATGCCGCCGGGGGGCATGTAGGTGACGGTGCTGCGGCTGCGGCGGATGCTGGCGTAGATGGGGTACCAGAGGCCGCAGGTGCAGAGGATCATGAACCAGTGGAACATGAGGCTGATGTAGCCCATGCGGTTCCGGCTGACGATCTTGGTCATGTGCCCCCCTTGGTGACGGTCTGGGGGCAGTGTGGCACGGCGCCCGCGGCAACGGGGCGCCGTGACCGGTCCGTTACGCGGGCTGCGCGGGCAGGGCCTCGCTGGCGTAGGTGCAGCCGGTGATGACGGGGTCCTGGTCGTCGGGGACGTCGCCGTAGTCGCGTGCGCGGCGGTACGCGTCGGCGGCGTGGTGGACGGCCTGCCGGATGACGTCGGAGGCCCGGGCGCCGTTGGCCATGAGCACGGCGAGGTCGTCGCGGAAGCCGGGGGTGAGGTGGACGGGGACGTTCTTGCGGGCGGGTGGGATGCTGTTCGCTGCCATGTCGGTGCTCCGGTCGTGGTGGGCCCGCCCGGCGGTTGCGTCGCCAGGGCGGGCCGGTTGGCCAGGGGGTCAGTCCTGCGCTGGCAGGCTGAGGGCGGACAGCGGGTCCATCGCATGCCGGTGACCGCGCGCTCTGTCCATCGCGAGAGTCGCTTCGACGGACTTGTGCTTGCCGTCGCCGATGTAGTGAGCAACCGGCTCGCCCGGCATGATGCTGGCGAGCAGGGTTTCCATCGCTTCTACGTTGGTGAGGCCCATCTGCTTGAGGACGCGGATGATGTTGCTGGTGGCCGCATTCCATTTGCTCTGGATTTTCTTGCGGGCGTCCTCGGCCGCCTCACGCTCGGCCATGAGGGTGCGGATCTGTTGCTCAGCCGCCGCAACAGCGGGTGCGGCGGCGGCGTCGCGCTCCTTACAGGCAGCGGCGAGATCGGCGCGGAGTCCGGCGATCTGCCGGTCGGTGGTGGC